CGATTGCGATGATAAAGGTGTGTGGAGACTAAGTAAACTCGTAAGTGCAAACGATAATTTCGCACATGATTTGGCAGTAGCTGCCTAATCTGAGCTCGGGGGAAGCTTGGAAACAGAATTCCCCCACATCACAGGTCTCATAGCTCAACAGGATAGAGCAACAGCCTTCTAAGCTGTAGGTTGAACGTTCGATTCGTTCTGAGATCGCCAATTTGAGTATATAAATAATGATGTATTTAAACCAACGAAAGAAGGAAAAGATATGAAGCGTTCAATTACAACTATTGCTTTCCTAGTCGGGACAGCTGCTGCAGCATATGCAACAGATCTTCCGTCAAAGAGAGCAGCGCCAGTTAATTATGTCAAAGTGTGTGATGCATATGGTGCAGGTTTCTTTACACTCCCAGGCACCGATACATGCATTCATGTTGGTGGGATGGTTCGTAGTGATACATTCTATGTTCCAGCTAAAGACGTTTATAAGGTAACAAATGGTGCGCAAGCAATTGCTACACCAGCTGCTACAGAAAACACACTCGGTTACGAAGTTCGCGGTCGCATCGATATTGATGCTCGCACACAAACCGAGGACGGCACTCTTCAGACTGTTATCTCATCCCGTTTGGGTCGTACAGGTGGCGCTCTTCAGTCATCTGCAGCTCCATCAGGAACTACTCAGTCTGCTACTACAACAACTCCAATCCTCGAAGCTGCTTATCTTCGTTGGAATGGCATCACAGCAGGTATTGCTCGTGACAACTTCCAGTTTATGCCAGTCGTAACATATACTGGCAACCAACACTGGGCAGCATTTTCTAATGGCGCACAACAGCTCGCCTATACCGCATTGCTTGGTGGCGGTCTGTCAGCTACTGTAGCTATTCAAAATCCAAATGATACTGCTGCAGCTCCTGTTGGCGTTTCAGCTTTGTCAACTGTTTATAACACAAATCGTTCGCTCCAATTGAATGGTCGTGTTGATTACGAACAGTCATGGGGTTCATTGGCTGTTATGGGTGCTGCTCGTCAGGTCAACGCAGTTGATCCAACAGGCAATGTTTATAACAAAGATGCTAATGTTTGGGCTGCTGGCGCTGGTGCTAAGATCAATCTGCCTATGCTTGCTCAAGGCGACTTCATCGCTTTCACTGGCGCTTATGCTAACGGCATGACAGAGTATACAACATCTTACGGCGATAACAAGCTTTCAGCTAACGTACAGCGTGATGTTAGCGGATATGTTATCAATCAGCCTTCGGTTGTTTATTTTGCTGATGGCATTCAGACTGTTAAGTCTTGGTCAGTTGGTGCTGATCTGAAACACTACTGGGCTCCTCAATGGGCTTCAAACGTGTTCGCCTCATATGGTCAGATCACAGCTCCTGCTGAAGATGCTGCTCTCGTGTGGGATGGCAAGACTGGCTTCGGCAATGCTAAGATGTGGTCAGTTGGTACTAACTTAACATACTCACCTGTTAAGGATTTCGACATCGGTGTCGAAGGTATCTACTCCAATATGTCTCAAGACGTTCGTTATACAACTACTGCAGTTAATAACGTCTCTGACAACAACTGGACTGCACGTCTCCGTTTGGAGCGTCGCTTCTAATATATGTTGAGCGTGTCTCTGACACCTGATAAATTCGGGTATTATGTAGTTGGTGACCGCTCAACTTACTCTAAGTATGAAGCAATAGAGTGGTCTAAACAAACAAAAAATAATACGGAGTGGAACTTCAACCGCTCCGTATTTGATTCTATAGATTGGAAAACAGAACCAGAAACCGATCTATGGACAATGTATAAGATGAGAGCCAAACAAATACGTGATTCCTATGATTACGTTGTTCTTTGGTATAGTGGTGGTTCTGATAGCCATAATATTCTACACGCATGGCTTGATGCTGGTCTTAAAATAGACGAAATAGCAACAACTTGGAATTATAGCGCAACTGGTGATTATTTTAATCACTATAATGCTGAGATAACTAACGTAGTTTTACCAGATATAAAGTTGTTGAAAGAAAAATACGAATTCAAATTCAGGTTAGTTGATATATCTCAATACTGCGTTGATTTATTTCAATCATGGGGTAATGAATTTGAATATCATATCAACTTTCACCCTAGTGTTAACAATCCAGCCAAACATCTGTTTCGAGATAAAATAAAAGATTACAAAGATATGATTGAAGCTGGTAAAAAGGTTTGCTTTGTTTGGGGTAAAGAAAAACCAATCATACATATGGAAGATGGAAAACATTACTTTCAGTTTTCAGACAATATAGATAATTGCGTTGGTCCATATGTTCAGCGTAACTATTATAAAGGATGGTATGATGAGCTGTTTTATTGGACGCCAGACTTTCCTTTGATACCTGTTAAACAAGCACATGTTCTTAAGAACTTTGTTAACAATTCTGCGAATCGATTTTTCTTTGAAAATATAAGAAAAGACAAATTTCAAACTAATGGCATATCAAAATATCTAAACATGCATTTGAGAGACGATGTTGTTAAAACGCTATTATATCCAAAGTGGTCTAACAACATATTCTGTAATGGTAAAACTTCAACATTTACATATTCAATAAGAGACACTTGGTTTCTTAAAAGTAACATAAATGAAGCGACTAGATATTATGAGATGATTGATTCTTATTATAAAGCGATAGGTCATGATGATACGAAAAAGCGTAGAAACATTATTCCACATTACAGCCCTAAGTATTGGATCGAATAATGTTCGTTGAAACTCAATTTAGAACAGCTGGTAAAATAGTAAGTTGGAGAATTATCCTATCAATTGTTAATTTCACTTACACATACATTGTTACAGGCGATTGGAAAGCTGGGTTAGCTGTCGCTGGATTGAGTGCGATATTCAATAGTTTTATATACTGGGCGCATGAAAGAATTTGGAATTTGATAAGCTGGGGTAAAATAGATGACTTACAATAAAGATGTTTTTTGTACAATGCCTTGGAGTTCTATTTTAATTTTACCGAGCGGTGATTTTAAAATTTGTTGTTTCACTGGGCATATTCAAAGCGATGGAGTAGACAGTCACGGAGTCGCTGTTGATGATGATGGTAATGTTATGAATGTTCTTACACATTCTATCAAAGAAGCAATGAATAGTAAGTGGCATAAAGAATTACGTAAGTATCAATCTGAAGGAAAACGTCACCCGATATGTAAAGTTTGTTGGGACAGAGATGATGCTGCAACAACACAAAACAAAAAATCAATTTCTCTTCGTGTTGTAAGAACATATTATCAAACTCAAACAAACCAAGATAGAATTGGTGGTTTGGCGATGAAGGGCGCTGTTCAACCAGAAACAGCAGCTAGCCTAGTCGATGAAGATTTTAACATTGACATGATGCCGTTGTCGCTTGATATTCGTTTCAGTAATCTTTGTAACGAAAAATGCGTTATGTGTAATACTCTTTACAGCAATCAATGGTATGAAGATTATATTAAGTTAACTGGCAACCACACGATTAAAGCTGGTCCAAAAACATATAAGATACACAAATCAGTTTCACCTACTGGTAAGGCAACTTATTCATCTGATATGGATGCTTGGAACAATGATCCACGCTGGTGGAAACAGTTTGATGAATTAGCTCCGCATTTACGTCACGTTTATATTACTGGCGGCGAGCCGTTTGTTCAACCAACTCACGATATCTTTATTCAAAAGCTTGTTGAACGTGGATACGCAAAAGATATTGTTATTGAATATGATACAAATTTAACAGCGATGAATCCTAAAATCCTTAATCTGTTAAAGAACTTCAAAGATCAGATATTCCGTATCAGCGTCGATGATGTTAATGAAGCTTATGGTCTTATTCGATTCCCAGGCAAGTTTGAAACTGTTGTAAAGAATATCGAGCTTATGAAAGAATACGACTTACACGACAGGATTGTAGAAATAACAACTTGTATAGGTATCTATTCCGTATTTTCTCCGATCAGTCTTTATAACTATTTCCAACCATTAGGATACGAAAGATATGTTACGCGTCTCCTCAGATCTCCTATTTGCGTTGATGTGGTTTGGCTACCGAAATCAGTTAAACAAAAGATTATCGAAAGATACGAAGCTTCGAATCTACCTAAGAAATACCAAACACATGTTGTTGGATATTTGAAAAACAATCTAGATACTGTTTCAGATACTGAAGCTCTAGCTAAAATAAAAGAATTTGTAAGATATATGGATAGCTTGGATAGGTTCAGGGGTACAAACTGGAAGAAAACTTTTCCAGAAATAACCGAATTACTATTTGACTTTTTGAGTGAAATGAGGTAGTATTATACTATGATAAATTTGACGAGTAACAATTTCTCTTTCGAGATAGATAAATTATGTCAGGACAAAGGCATTGATTATATAGATGCCGTTGTTCTTTGGTGTGAGCGTAATAAGATAGAAGTTGAATATGCGGCTTCTCTTATTAAGAAAGATCCTGTGTTCAAATCTAAAATTCAGGTTGAAGCAGAAAATCTAAACATACTCAAAAGATCAGCGAGACTACCAGTATAAATACTAGGAACTCTAAATTGGGGAGGACTGTATGATCATACGAACAGTAAGCAAACCCACTAAAGTTCCATTAAAGCTTTGCAAGGAAGCTGTTAAATGGTATGGTCGCAAACTATTAGGCGATCGTCTATACAACAAAGTTGAAATAACACTTGAGTTTGATGACAGCGATCTTGGCGGCGAAGTTTATGGATTTTGCGATTGGAACGATGACAATAACCGAGCTCGTGACTTTACAATCACGATAGATCCTAATCTCGGTAAAAGAAACACCCTACTAGTATTAGCACACGAAATGGTTCACGTCAAGCAATATGCGAAAGGTGAGATGAAGGACTATGTTCGATTGAATCGTGTTAAGTTCAATGGTAAGGTTTATGATGATGACAAAATGAATTACTGGGATCATCCATGGGAGATAGAAGCTCATGGGCGCGAGAGAGGTCTTTACTATCGTTTTCTTAACAGCATGAAGGAATAGATTATGGCATGGGTTAGTGTTGAAGTTGATTTTGATGATTTTGATACAGATGATCTAATCACTGAATTAGAAGGTCGTGGATACGAAGTCAATAAAAAAAGCAATGGTGTTGATAAAGATATTTGGAATTTGTATCAAACATTCCTTACTGATAATGGTGACAACAATAACATGGATA